GGCGATCACGCCACGCTCCAGCATTGCCGCGACGACACGCGGGGCGACTTTGTCGGCAGGATCAAAGAAGACGCGATCATCGCGGTCCTTGACCCCCAAGTTCGACAGTTAAACGCGTAAGTGATTGATATTATTATGGCGTAATAGCCAAAAATGTAACTACGGGGCCCTATCGGGCGGGTTTTGGCAGGCTCAGGGCATCAAAAAGCTCGAGTTGCGCCGGGGTTGGCGTGGTGGTTCCTTGGAACGTTTTTTCCGCGATACGGGCTTGATGCCTGTGGATGCGAGCCAGCAGGTCGAGCGCCGTGCGAGGGCTGGCGGCGTGTCCCTTGGCCTTCAGGCGCATGCGCATGACGCGGTAGAGCACGAGGGCGAGAAAGCAGATCAAGGCATGGGCGCGGATGCGGTCTGGCAGGCGATGATGAACCGGCGCGATCTCGATATCGGATTTCAGGACGCGGAAGCCGCGTTCGATATCGGCCAGGCTCTTATAGCGGGTGACGGCCTCCGCGGGCGTGAGGTCGGGAGCGTTGGTCAGAAGCGCCAGCTTGCCATCGAAGAGCTCTGCCTGGGTGATGGCATCCTCGTCCACGGCCCAGCTGAAGCGGTCTGCGGTATAGTCGGCCTTGATGAAGCGGGTCAGCTCGGCCTCTGCCACGGCGCGGGTGAAGCGGCTGTAGGCGCCCCGGTCGGAGGCGCGGCGACCGCGGGCGGTCTCGCCGGCGTCCTGTGCATCCAGCCGTGTCACCAGCTTGTCGGCCATGGTTTCCAGCTCCGCTATCCGCTCCCGCCGCTTGGCCGATTGCAGCGCTGCCCGGTCGGGATCGTGAGCCACGATGAGCCGGTGGCCAGCAAAGGCAGCCTCGGCAAGACCCTCCACGAAAGCCAACCCACGGAAGGTCTCGACGAGTTCCCCATAGCGGCGGGCCGGCACGGCCAAGATGAACTCGAGCTTGCGGCCGCCATGATCGGCCATGGCGGTGAGCTCACCGATGTTGTCGAGGCTCAGCAGGCCACGGTCCGCCACCAAGATGATACGCTGGATGGGGAAACGCTGCAGCACGGTTTTGAGCATGGCCTGCAGCGTCTTCGTCTCGGCCATATTGCCGGGGTGGACCGTGTGCATCAGCGGCAAGCCTTCGGCGGTCTGCACGACGCCGAGCACGAACTGGCGGGCGATGCCACCGGTCTCCTTGTTCATGCCGAAGGCGCGCAGATCATCCTCGACCTTCCCCTCCCCGTGGATGCGCACGGTGGTCAGGTCGTAGAAGACAATGGCCAGATCATGATCCACGAGGGGCCTGATCTGACGGGCGAGCGCGCCCTCGACAGTCTCGGCATGGTCCATCAGCGCATCCATGGCACGCAGCAGATGCTGGTGGGTGACGCCCTGTGGCATGGCAGGCATTGCCACCGTGTCCAGCCAGCGCAGGCACCCAAGCTTGCTGTCCGGGGCGCAGAGCCGGTTGAACACCATGGCGCGGATCAGGGCCTCGGCGTCGATCTCCCTGCGCCCCGAGCGCAGGGCGCGCTGCAGGGCGCGATCAAAGCCGAGATCCTTCCAAAGCTCGTGAAGGGCGAAGACGTCGCCGTAGCCGAGGGAGGCATCATAGATGACATCCGACGCCGTATTTTCAGCGCGCCCGGCTGCACGGTTTAGCCCGTTGATGAGGGCATCGAGCTGTCCCGGTTTGAACGCATCCAGCCGACCGAGATTGGCCACGACGCGCAGCCGCGACTTGCCCGCATCGTTGCGGAACGACTCGACAATCTGCAGGTAGCGGCGACCGCCGGACTCTGTGACGCGCGTAAACATGGAATGCATAATAGAGGACAAACCGCTGAAGATAAAGTGGATTTATCGCTATGGCGTGTAACTACAGATACGTTGCAAAAGGCATCTTGGAGGCGAGCTAACCACTTGATTTCCCTATCCTGACGATTCCAAAACTACCAAAAACCGCCCCGCAGCTGTCGAACTTGGGAATCCGCGACCCGGCGAACGGATCGAGATCAATTCCGAGGCCTTCGTCATTCAGGGCGAGCCGGTTCGCGACCGCGAGCGGCTCGTCTGGACCTTGAATTTGTGTCCGGCATGAAACTGACGCTCACCATTGATCCCGACATCGTCGCCATGATGGCTGCCGAGGTTGCCGCAGGGGAACGCGCCGTAACTACCGCCATGCGCGAGGCCGGAACGGGCCTGAAATCCGCCTGGCGGACGCAGATCACCGGCGCCGGGCTGGCCACCAGGCTTGCCAATTCTATCCGGCTCGCCAGCTTCCCAAAATCCGGCGACAGCCTGAATGCGGCGGCGCTGGTCTGGTCCAACGCGCCGGTGATCATCGGCGCGCATGACACCGGACCGCTGATCCGGTCCAAGAATGGGTTTTGGCTGGCCATCCCAACTGCTGCCGCTGGCAAAAGCAGCAAAGGCGGCCGAATCACCCCCGGCGAATGGGAACGTCGCACCGGTCTGCGCCTGCGGTTTGTCTACCGCCGCCGCGGGCCAAGTCTGCTGGTGGCCGAGGGGCGGCTGAATTCCAAAGGTCGGGCGGTCGCGTCAAAGTCCAAGACGGGTCGCGGCGTGGCAACCGTGCCGATTTTCCTGCTGGTGCCGCAGGTCAAATTGCGCAAGCGACTGGATCTGGCGCGTGATGCCGAGCGGGCGGTTGATGGCGTGCCGGGCCTGATCGTGGCGAGCTGGGTGGAGGGGAAACTGTGACGCAGCTCTCGCGTCATTTCTGCTCCAGCAGATCGACAAACTCGCCGCCGGTTTTCTGCACGCTGGCAAGCAGCGCTTTCCAGTCTCCGGGCGGGTTTCCATCCTCGAGCATACCTTGGAACACCCGATAGGCATCGGTGCGGCTGTCATAGGCGCGAAGCGTCGTATCGTCGTTCACCCACGCAAAGATGATCACGCGGCTTTCAACGTGAAAACGGAAGAACAGCCGGTACTGCTGAAAGAATTTTGCCCGGAACCAGTGCCGGTGCTCGTCACCCAACGTGTTGCCCTGCCGGAACTTCGGATCGGTTGGGTCAGACGGGATCTCTTCAAAGATCAGCTTGGTGATCGCCGCGAGCCGCTTCGTGGCGTTCTTGCTGCGATAACCAGCGAGGTTGGCTGCTTTAAGGGCCGTGACCTTTTCGACCAGCGCCGCGACCTGATCGAGAAAAAGAGGATGCGCGAACAGGGTCCATCCGTTCACGACCAACGGCACGACGGAATCGCCCGTCATTCATCTTCGGGCGAAAGAGCCGCATTAAGGTCAAGCTCGACACCCTCGGCCAGTTCGGACAGCTTGGCACGAAAGGACGTGTCGAGGGCGCGGATGTGGCCGGGATTTTGGCTGATGTCCTGCGCCAGAAACGACAGAAACGCGCCGATGGCAGGGTCTTCCCCGACATCCGAAACGCGACTGAGAAGAACATCGCCTTCCGGCAGAATGGTGTAGGAGATGCGGTCACGCTTCTTGAGGCCGAGCGCCTTGCGCACGACCCCAGGCATCGTCGTCTGATACTTGTCCGTCAGCGTGGACTCGACCTTGAGTTGGGCAAGCATGTGATTCTCCTTCACGTCGCCAAGCCAAGGTAATGCAATCGCATTACCCAATCAAGAACGCAGCGGCAGAAATTGCGGAATAGCATTCCTAACCGCCCGAAATTTGGTGCACCCATGCCCACCACACGCGAAACCATCCTCGCTGCGCTGCATGCGCAGCTGCTTTCGCTTGCCGCCATTACCTTGCGCGATGAGGTGCTGCCCGAGCGGATCCCGGCAGCCGGGCTGGTCATCCTGCGTGACGGCCAGCCCGGCGAGCCGGAGGTGACGCTATCGCCGCTGCGCTACCATTACCAACACCGGGCCGAGCTGGAGGTGGTCGTCCAGGCACCGAATGGCCGGGCCAGCGCCTTCGACGCCCTGATCGCCGCCATCGGTGCGGCGCTGGCAAGTGACCGCACCCTTGGCGGGTTATGCGATTGGGTTGAACCCGAAGCCCCGGCCTCGGTCGATCTGCCCATCGAGGGTGCAGCTGCGCTGAAGGCGGCGGTGATCACGCTCAACCTGCATTACACCACCACCGGCCCTCTGGCCTGAAACCCCACCAAAAAGGAGACACCCATGGCACGTGCGCAAGGCGCGCGGGCGCAGATGGCGCTTGCGTATGAGACAGTTTACGGCACCCCGCCGGTTGGCGGTTTCACAAAGATGCCCTTTGCCAGCACCTCGCTGGGATCGGAGCAGCCGCTTTTGAACAGCGAATTGCTCGGTTACGGCCGCGATCCCTTGGCCCCGATCAAGGACGCCGTGACAGCCGACGGCGATGTGATGGTGCCGATTGATGCCGAGGCCTTTGGGTTCTGGCTCAAGGCTGCCTTTGGCGATGCGACCACCTCGGGCGTTGGACCCTATAACCATGAGTTCCAGTCCGGATCGTGGGTGCTGCCCAGTATGTCGATCGAAACAGCTATGCCAGAGGTGCCGCGCTTTGCGATGTATTCGGGCTGTGTGCTGGACCAGTTGTCGTGGCAGGTGCAACGCTCGGGCCTGCTGACCGCGACTGCCCGGTTGGTGGCGCAAGGCGAGACCATCGCCACGACAACTGGCGCGGGCACGCCTGCTGAACTGGCGCTGAAGCGGTTTGGCCATTTCAACGGCGCGATCAGCCGGAATGGGTCTGCGCTTGGCAACGTGGTCTCGGCCGAAATCACCTATGCCAACAACCTCGACCGGATCGAGACCATCCGCAGCGACGGCAAGATCGACGGGGCAGACCCGTCCATCGCAGCACTGACCGGCAGGATCGAGGTCCGCTTTGCCGACAGCACGCTGGTGACGCAGGCGATCAACGGCGACCCTTGCGAGATCAGCTTCGCCTATGTCCTGCCCTCGGGCGAAAGTTTCACCTTCACCGTTCACGCCGTCTACCTGCCGCGACCCCGGATCGAGATTTCCGGACCGCAGGGCGTGCAGGCCACTTTCGACTGGCAAGCCGCCAAGGGCACCAGCCCCGCCCGCATGTGCACCGCAACCCTGATCAACGATATCGAGGCCTACTGATGATCCGTCTGAACCTGACCGCTACGCCGCAATGGCTGGACCTCGCCCCTGGCCTGCGCCTGCTGGTCGGCCCGCTGACCACCGCCCTGATGGTCTCGGCCCGCGCCGATCCGGCAATCGAAGGGCTGCCCGATGGTGCTTCCCAAGAGGAACTGGCGCTGGCCATGGCGAAAGCCGTGGCACGTCGCGCGGTGCTTGATTGGGAGGGTGTCGGTGATGACGCGGGCAACATCGTACCAGTCACCCCCGAGGGCATCGACGCGCTGCTGGAAATCTGGCCGGTCTTCGAGGCGTTCCAGACCCAATACGTCGCGCGTGGCCTAATTCTGGACGTCGAAAAAAACGTCTCCGCGCCCTCGCCGACTGGTCCTTCGGCGGGGGCGACCGGTACTGTGCGGCCTGCCAAGCGCGCTGCCCCGAGTGCCCCGCAAGACTGAACCAGCCCCAGACGCAGGAGGGCTGGCAGGTCTGGGATCTGGTCGGCCGCCTCGGGGGCCAACTACGTGTGATCCCCGGCGCTGTCTTGGGCTGGGACATGGGCGCGGCTCTCGCCATGGCTCGGGCCCTTGGGATCGACCCCCTGATCGCCGCCGAACTGCTGCCCGAGATCGAGGCGGTGATGGTGCGCAAACTGAACGAACAGATGGAAGGAAGCCACGATGGCTGAGAAACGGGTCTCTGTCCGCCTCGTGGCGGAGGGCGGCCGACAGGTGCGCGCCGAGTTGGAAGGCATCGGCGATGCTGGCGCGCGGGGTTTCGGCCGTCTGTCGACCGAGATGGAGCTGGCCAATACCCGCCTCGCCAGTTTCGCCCGCAAGGCCGGGATTGCGCTTGCGGCGGTGACCGTCGCCGTGGCCGCCGCTGGCGTGGCCATGGTCCGCTCGGGCCTCACCAATGTCGACGCACAGGCCAAGCTCGCCCAATCCATGCAGACCACTGTCGAAAGCGTCCAGACCCTGACATGGGCCGGGGAGCTGGCGGGCGTGTCGATGGGCGAGATCGAACAGGCCACAAAGAAGCTGACAACTCGGCTGTCGGAGGCCGCGACCGGGTCGGGATCGGCAGTCGCGGCCCTGCAACGCCTGAACCTGACGGCCGCGCAACTGCAGGCCCTGCCGCTCGACCAGCGCATCGTCGCCATTCAGGAGGCCTTGAATCAGTTCGTGCCCGAGGCGGAACGTGCCGCTGTCGCCTCTGATCTGTTTGGCGACCGGGCAGCACTGGCGTTTCTGCGCATCGACCCGGCAACCCTGCGTGAGGCAGCGCAGGATGTGCGTGACTTCGGCGTGGCGGTCAGTGCCAGCGATGCCGCCCAGATTGAGCGTACCGGCGATGCCATCGCCCGCCTCAGCCTGATCTGGACCGGTCTCGTCAACCGCCTGACCGTCGCCGTTGCACCGGCGCTTGAGACGATTGCCACCAAACTTGCCGACATGGCGCGCGCGACCGGTCCCATCGGGCGTGCGATCACGTCGCTGTTCGACAACCTCGGACGGCTGACCACCTATGCCGCGACCTTCGCAGGCATCATGGCCGGGCGCTGGGTGGCGGGCATGGCCGCAGCTGCCCTGTCCGTGCGCGGACTGGCCACAGCACTGGTCTTCCTGCGCGGCGCGCTGATCCGCACCGGGATCGGGGCGCTGATCGTCGGCGCGGGCGAATTGGTCTATCAGTTCACCCGCCTGGTCGAACGGGTTGGCGGCATTGGAGAGGCGTTCCGGCTGCTTGGCGATCTTGCAAAAGAGGTTTGGTCCCGCATGGGATTGGCACTGGATGGTGCGCTGGCACAGATGGCGGCCGGGTGGGAAGGCCTGAAGGCGGCCGGGCTTTCGGCGCTTGAGGGCATGATCGCGGGCGTGGTCAGCTTCGGCGACCGGACGGCGGCCATCTTCCAGGGGGCTTATGATGCAGCCGTGGCGATCTGGGGCAGTCTGCCCGGTGCCATTGGTGACTTTGCCTTCCAGGCCGCAAACGGCCTGATTTCCGGCGTCGAGGCGATGCTGAACGGTGTCGTCACCCGGATCAACAGTTTCATCAACGGGTTGAACGCAGCACTTGCACTGCTGCCGGAATGGGCAACGGGCGAAGGTGGCATCAGGATCGGCACGCTGGATCCCTTGGAACTGGCGCGGATCGGCAACCCGTTTGAGGGTGCGGCAACCGCAGCGGGTGCCGCCGCAGCCGATGCCTTCTCCGCCGCGCTATCGCGCACCTATCTGGAACCGCCTGACCTCGGTCTTGGGACGATGGCCGATGACGCCCGCGCCGATGGTTACCGCGAAGCTGCAGGCATGCTCGCCGATGCCGCTGGCCGCCCTTTGGCCAGCTGGCAAGCCCTGCGCGACGCGGTAACCGGCAGCGGGGCGGAGGCTGAAGCCGCACTGGCCGATGCTGCGGCCTCGGCCGACACACTCGGGCTGGAATTGGACGAGACTGCCGCTGCTGCCGGTGGTGCAGGAGCTGCCGCGCGCGCTGCCGGGGCGGCAGCAGCCGAGGGCGCGGAGCAAGCCGCAACCGGCTGGGGCGCAGTCACCGCAGCACTCGCCGACTATGCCGCCAAGGCCCGCGATATTGGTGGCGATATCGGCCAGACACTGGTCGGCGCATTCCAAAGCGCCGAAAACGCGGTGGCTACTTTCGTCAAAACCGGCAAACTGGATTTTCGCGACCTGGTCACATCGATGATCGCCGATCTGGCCAAGCTGGCGGCGCGGCGCTTCATCCTCGGGCCCATTGCCAATGCCCTCTCGGGCGCGCTGGGCGGAGCGGGCGGTTTGTTTGCGGATATCCTGCATGGCGGTGGCGTAGTCCGCACGGCGGGCAGCCAACGCCTGGTGCCAGCCATGGCCTTCGCCGGTGCACCACGTATGCATTCCGGCGGCTGGGCAGGCATCAAACCCGACGAGGTTCCGGCAATCCTGCAACGGGGTGAGCGCGTCCTGTCGCGCCGGGAGGCGGCTGGCTATGGCCAGTCCAGCGCCCCCGCCGTCAACATCACCATCATGGCACGCGATGCGGAGAGCTTTCGGCAATCGCGCACGCAAGTCGCGGCCGACATCGCCCGCGCTGTGTCGCTGGGCCGGAGGGGCATGTGATGGCGACCCCGCAAGTGGGAACCGGTTGCGGGGACCAGAGCACGAACAACGGAGAATATTGATGGCATTTCATGAGGTTCGGTTTCCCGACAACATCAGCCGTGGCGCTCGCGGTGGACCGGAACGGCGCACTCAGATTGTCGAGCTGGCAAGCGGCGACGAGGAGCGCAACGCCAGTTGGGCCAACTCGCGGAGGCGGTTTGACGTGGCCTACGGAATCCGCCGTGCCGATGATCTGGCGGCAGTCGTCGCCTTCTTCGAGGCACGGAACGCTCGCCTGCATGGCTTCCGGTACAAGGACTGGGCCGACTACAAATCCTGCCTGCCGTCGCAGGCGATCACCGCGACCGACCAGCCCATCGGCACCGGAAATGCCGCCGTCACGACCTTCGCACTTCTGAAACGCTACGCTTCCGGCGCGCAGGGCTGGACCCGTGCCATCGCCAAACCGGTTGCGGGCACGGTTCGAATTGCGCTGGGCATGGTGGAGCAGATGTTCAGTTGGACCGTCGACAGCACCACCGGCAGCGTCACCTTCGCCGTTGCCCCCGGCGCGGGCGTCGCGATCACCGCAGGCTTCGAATTCGACGTCCCCGTCCGCTTTGACACTGACGTGCTCGACGTCACGCTCGATATCGAACGGTTGGGTTCGATCACCTCTATCCCACTCCTGTAGATCCGCAGATGATGTGCTAGGCCTCGCCCATCATCGCCTTCACGTCCTTGATACGGGCAAACAGTGTCATCGGCTCTGCTGCCGTTTCGGCAAACCCAGCATCAAGATAGAATGCTCTGGCACGGTCATTCAGAGCGTGGACAAGGATGGCCGCGATGCCAACTTCATGTGCAGCGCCCGTGATCCGCAGCACAGCATCGCGCAGCAGCGCCCGACCAAGACCGTTGCCCTGCTCAGACGCATCAATCGCCAAACGGCCGAGCACGATGACCGGGATCGGGTCCGGCATGTTCTGTTTGAGCTTGCGCGGCATCAGATCGAGGCTCACCGATCCGGCCGCCAGCGCGTAGAAGCCGACAACCCTCGCCCCCCGGCAGGGCACGAAGGTCCGTGATGCCCCCGACGCCTG